GCGACGACGAACCCGCGAGCGTCCAGAAAAACACCCTTGAGGTAGTGGCGCGTCTCTTCTTTTGATACGCATTGCATAGCCGCGTCGATAAAGCCGGCGTTGATTGAGATAGAGATAGTTTCGTTAGTCATTTTACTGTCCTTTATTTTACTGTGGTGGTGGTTGTAATATTAGAGGTGGATGATGCCGGTGTCGGTCATGCGCGTCGCATAGTGGATAGGGCGCTCATACCGACCGGTGGTGCCGTCGCGGTAAATGGATATCCACCGGCCAGCGTATGCTAGGCCGACCGTCGCGCCATAGGGAACGCTTGCCGTCACTGGCCAGCACTCGATTAGGTTTTCGCTATCCAGCGCGTCATTAAGCGTCTCAAAATAGTTTTGCATTTATTTTACTCCAAAGATTAGGGCGTCAAGGGCTAGCGCCGCGATGATATACACCGCGAACGCTAGGTTCTGGATTGCAGCGCGGCTCATGCTACGGCGCTCTTAGCTTCTATAATCATCGCGCCATTGCGTTGCGCGTTGTGTCCCGATGCCAACATCACGGCGCTGGAATAAAAGCGGCTACGTCCGATTAAATCATCGTCACAAAAGCGAGCGGTGAACATCGGATGTTCGTAGCCGCAATATTCAAGGCTAATCTGGTAACGCTCGTCGCGCTTGCCGTGGTTGGTGACGGGATAAGGATTAAATTTGCGTGCCATGTTACTCACTCCATTGCGTTGTTGATGCCCTCTTATCTACCCTCTTTTGCATAGTGTCAACAACAAAATTTGTTGCACTAAAAATAGTTGTTTTGGCGTAAATAAATCTGTGGATAACTTATTAGGGTGAGATGCGTGAAAAGTTGTCGTTTGTGCCGTTGTTTTGCGTGGTGAAATGACAACCGGAAAAACGGCAGAAGCCAGCGCGTTACAAGGGGATGGAACGTCAAGTTGTTATCAATATGATATTTGTTTATGAATGAAAAATAAGAGGTATATAGATACCTGTGAAATATTGTGGCCAGTTGAAAACCGATGGCAACTTGACAACTTGACGTTCCCTAGTCGGCTAACACAGTTTGAGGGCTTTCCCCAAACTGGCCACGCGATCGGTTCAACGCAGACTTGAATTGTCATGACGTCCATGACGTCCCATGCAATATGTTGCACCGCAGCATAGCCAGCCAGCGATATGTTTTTTACTGACACTGTTGTAAGCCGAAAGGGAAAGGCCAACCCAGAATCTAGCAGTAAGAACAAAGCCAGAACGCTAGGGGCAGGGGGTGGGGGGTAGCAGGGCCGAGCGCCGCGTGACTGTCACGGGCACCTATCGCAAACAATTTTTATTTTTTTAAAATGTTATAACGCACCCTGCACCAAAGCCTGTTGCATATCTGCACCCGGTAGATTATTGTACGCTCAATGACATTCTACTCACTGCCATTTACACCAGAGCGGACGCAAGCCACCGAGGCGCGGCTGGAGTCTATCTATGAGGCTGCCAAGTACGGGCTTAAAGGTGACAGCCTCGCTATGGCCGCTGGATTAACGCCAAGGCAATTTCGGGTGCTGGCCGACGCTGACCCGCTGGTGGAGATGGCTGAGATCAAAGGCCGCGCCGATGGCGAGTACGTGTCGGCTAAGACCATGTACGAAGCGGCACGCGATGGCGACAGCAAGGCTGCGCTGGAGATACTCAAGCATCAGCACGGCTGGGTAGCCAAGCAGCAGATCGACGTGAACATCGACCAACAGATCAGCATTACAGGCGCGCTGGAAAAAGCACAGTCGCGCGTCATCGAGGGGCTGTACACTGAACTGCCCCAGCTAGAGGATAACACACATGCAGCAGCCGATATATTCAGCGCAAGACGAGATGGAGTTGATGGCGCGGCTGTGGTCGCCCAGCCTGAAGGATGACCCCCTAGCATTTGTCCTGTATACATTCCCGTGGGGGCAGCAGGGTACGCCGCTGGAACATTTCCCCGGACCGCGCAAATGGCAGCGGCAGATACTTGCCGACTTGCGCGACCACATCAAGACGAACAGCGGCAAAGTTGACTTCGACACGTTCCGCGAATCGGTGGCGTCAGGACGCGGTATTGGTAAGTCGGCCTTAGTCTCATGGCTGGTGATATGGATGCTATCGTCACGCATCGGCTCGACGACTATCGTGTCGGCAAACTCCGAAGCGCAGTTGCGCTCCGTCACATGGGCAGAAATTACCAAGTGGTTGGCGATGTCATTGAACAGCCATTGGTTCGAGATAGCCGCCACACGCATCATGCCAGCCAAGTGGCTGACGGAATTGGTCGAGCGCGACCTGAAGAAAGGCACGCGCTATTGGTCAGTCGAAGGCCGGCTGTGGTCGGAAGAGAACCCTGACGCCTACGCGGGTGTTCACAACTTCGACGGTGTCATGCTGATCTTTGACGAAGCCAGCGGTATCCCCGACAGCATCTGGTCGGTCAGCGATGGTTTCTTCACGGAGAACACACCGCATCGCTTCCATCTGGCCTTTTCCAACCCCCGCCGCAACACAGGTTATTTCTACGAGACGTTCCACAGCAAGCGGGCGTTTTGGAATACCCGCACAATCGACGCGCGTGATGTCGAGGGTACAGACAAAAACCTGTACCAGCGCATCATCGACGAGTATGGGCCAGACAGCTACCAAGCCAGTGTCGAAGTCTACGGTAACTTTCCCAGCGAAGGTGACGACCAGTTCATCGGCAGCAATCTGGTGGATGACGCCATGAAACGCACGCCCATCAAGGACGACAGCGCGCCCATCGTCATAGGCGTAGACCCTGCACGCTTCGGGGCGGACGCTACCGTCATCGCCATACGGCAGGGCCGTGACATCCTAGAATTGCGGCGACACCGGGGAGCCGACACAATGGAAGTGGCTGGCTACGTCATCGACGCCATAGAGCAGTTCAAGCCTGCGCTGGTCTGCATCGACGAAGGCGGGCTAGGCGCTGGCGTCGTAGACCGGCTGAAGGAACAACGGTACAAGATACGCGGCGTAAACTTCGGCAACAAAGCCAAGAACCAGATCATGTGGGGCAACAAGCGCGCAGAGATGTGGGGTTCCATGCGTGACTGGCTCAAGACGGCGCACATCCCCTCAGATCGGTTCCTGAAGACAGACCTCATCAGCCCGCGCACCAAGCCGGACAGCAAGGGGACACTGTTCCTTGAAAGCAAGAAAGATATGAAGTCCCGCGGGCTGGCGTCGCCTGACGCAGCGGACGCCATAGCGGTCACGTTTGCTTTTCCTGTAGCTTCTAGAGACCCACGTCAAGGACGCGTTGACAGACGCGCCTCAAGCGGGTATTCTCCCGCTGGATATTCTACATCTTGGATGGGCAGCTAGTGGCAGACAAGAAAAAATCAGTTTCGTTGTCCGTTGGCAGAGGCGAGAAGTTGCCTGTGTCAAAGGGTGCGGGCCTGACTGCCGCTGGTAGGGCGAAATATAACGCTGCAACAGGCAGCAAATTAAAGGCGCCAGCACCCAATCCGAAGACAAAAGCTGACGCAGGACGCAAAGCGTCGTTCTGCGCCCGCATGGGGGCTGTTGCAGCCAAGGCAAAAAACGGCGAACGCGCCAAAGCTAGTTTAAAAAGGTGGAAATGCCCATGAAAAAGGGTCTATATGCCAACATTCACGCCAAGAAAGAGCGCATAGCCGCTGGATCAGGCGAGAAAATGCGTAAACCGGGGGCTAAGGGCGCCCCTACAGCCAAGGCGTTTAAAGACAGCGCCAAAACCGCCAAGAAGGGTAAGTAATATGCCAGCCAAAAAGCCAATGATGCGTGAGAATATTTCGTCGCGCCCAACCGACAGTTCTGGTCGCCGCGCGTCAGATGCCGACCTTGGCATAGGCCCCGGCGTCGCTGCTCTCCGCAAGGCCGCAGCCGCAAAGATTACGGCGCAAGAAGGCACGACAAGCCCAAGCGGCGGGCGCACACAAGCAGTGTTGCGTACTACCAAAGGCGCCCCGCCACCCAAACCAATTAAATTACCTAATAACCCTAACAAGCCCGCTGTGCGGCAAAATCTGGTTATTCGCACCACTACAAACATGAAACCAACGCCAGCGGCAAAGAAACGCTAAAGTGCCGTTGGTTAAGTCACCTAGCAAAGCCGCGTTTCGCAAGAACATCAAGGCAGAGGTGAACGCCGGAAAACCTGTCAAACAGGCGGTCGCAATCGCGTACAGCGTGAAGCGTGAAGCCGCTAAAAAAGGTAAAAAGTAACCACAATGGCTGATCCGACAGGTATTAACAAAGTAGGCGACGTAGCTGACATCGGTAGCGATCCAGCGAACACCCGTGGCGACCCTGATGTAATGGCAACCATGC